TGACTTGGTACCATCCTTGATGTATCCCTTGAGGACCCGGGCAATTACCCTTCCGAATGAAAACATATCACTATTCTTGTCTTTTTGCAACTGCTCCACAACATAATGGAGCGGAACATCATGACGAAGAGCGAGGGAGATGGTCCTGGTGAAGGCTCCCTGCGTCGGATTGTCGAACAGATTTATGATGTCCTTGAAGACGAGATTGTCATCGTCACCCACTGGAACCTGAAGGTTATACGTGGTCACCCCGTCCCTCTTGCCATTCTTGACAAGGACACCTGACTTGTACTTCTTGGGAATCTCGATGTTCTCGGGAATCCCGCAGAACACCTCGTAGGGCTTACCCTCGTTCAGACCGACGAGCACGAGCCACGATTCAGCGCCCTCGCCGTTCCTTATCGAAGCGCGATGGATATCGCAGTCAAGCGACTTCGACCTCTTCGGCGCGAGGCGTCCGTCCTCGACCTTCTTCTCCTTCTTGGGCTCATCGTTCTGAACCAGGACACCCGTCCTGCATCCGTCGCGGTAAACCGTGAACCCCTTGCAGCCGGTCCGCCACGCCTTCAGGTAGACGTCGTTTACGATCTCACGGGTTGCGGAGTTGGGCAGGTTGCAGGTCTTGGAGATCGAGTGGTCGATCCACTGCTGAGCCGCAGCCTGGATGTCGACGCTCTTCTCCCAATCGATATCGTTGGCCGTTCCACCCCAGTATGGGCTCTCCTGCGGATCGGTCTTGCCAGTGACGTCCATCCACTTCTTGAACCAGTGATGGTAGACTGTGTACTCCTGCCACTTGTCGCCCAACGGATCCACGAAATCGACCCGGGACGTGAGATCTCCCTGCGTGATCTTACGACGGCGCTTGTAGGAGAGGAGGAACGCAGGTTCGATACCGGACGTCGTCCTAGTGAGGCATGAGACGGAACCGACGGGTGCCGTGGTGGTGAGAGCGATGTTACGACGCCCAGTCGTCTTCCACTGCCTCTGCGTCTCCAGCCCGCACGCGTTCATAACTCGGTTTAGGTACGGGTGATCCTTCTCCTTGCTGTAGTCGAAGACCGGGAACGATCCACGTTCAACAGCAAGCTGACAGGAAGACTTGTGGGCTCCCATCGCCAGGTGCTGGTAGATCGCAGAGGTCATCTCGATGGAGAGCTGCGAGCCATAGCGGATGTTGAGAGCTGCGAGAGCATCGCCGAGTCCCGTGATCCCAAGGCCTGTTCGACGACCGTTGAGACCAGCGGCACGAATCTTATTCCAAAGCTGGCGCTCGATGGCCTTCACATGCTCGGGTTGAGGATCACGCTCGATCTTCTCGAGGATCCGATCAACGCACTCAACCTCAAGATCAACAAGATCGTCCATGAGACGTTGAGCCTTCCACACAACCGAGCTGAACCTGTCGTAATCGAACTTAGCATTCGCCGTGAACGGATCCTGCACGAATGTGGTCAGGTTGACCACCATGAGACGGCACGAGTCATACGGGCTAAGGGGAATCTCGCCGCATGGATTCGTGGAGATCGTCTTGTAACCCACGTCACGGTAGCAGTCCACGATACCCTGGTTAACGACGGTGTCCCAGAAGAGAGCGCCGGGCTCAGCTGAGGCCCAGGCTGCGTCCACGAACTTGTCCCAGATCTGCTTCGCGTTGACCGTCTTCGTGATCTGCGCAGCGGCGACGGGCTCCTCAACGGGCCAGCGGAGAGTGAAATCAGACCCGCTCTCAACAGCCTGCATGAACTCGTCGGTGAAACGGATCGAGATATTAGCGCCAGTGACCTTCTTCAGGTCTCGCTTGATGTCGATGAAGGTCTCGATCTCAGGGTGACGACAATCGATCGTGAGCATGAGAGCTCCACGCCGACCGCCCTGCGCAACCTCGCGGCAGGAGTTCGAAAAACGCTCCATGAAGACGCCGATACCGTCGGTTGTCCTTGCTGCGTTGGTCGTGGGCTGGCCCTTCGGGCGGATCGTAGAGACATCGAACCCGACCCCGCCACGTCTCTTCATGATCTGGACCTGCTCCTGATCCGTGAAAAGGATGCCAGCGTAGCTGTCGTGGGGCTGCTCGATAACGAAGCAGTTCGACAAGCTCTGGAGCTGGTGTGGGTTACCGATACCCGACATCGGAGAACCCTGGGGGATCACCATCGCAAAATCGGTGAGCAGGTCCTTGATCTCAGACTCGCTCATAGGATTCGGGTACTTCTCCTCGATCCTCGCGAACTCCTTCGCCAATCTGACATGCATCATGTCAGGGTCAGCCTCGAGGATGTTGTCATCTACATCCCGAAGCGCGTACTTCATGAAGACGTCTGGTGCCAGCTCGTCATTTTCAAAGTACGCACTGGTTCTCTTGAGAACCTCACTCTTGCTATAAGTCATCATCTCTCCTTACTTCGAGCCCGTCACTTCCTGCCACTTCTTGCGGAGGAGTTTCTTGGCATCATTATTGTCTTGCGTCATGGATTCGCTCAGCGTCAAGCTGTTCTCGTCAAGAATTCTAATCCTAGATTGCGCAGTGTCGATGTGAATAGGGAAAAGAACTCCGTCCTTGCCAGCTCGGTTCTTTGCCACGAAAAGACGACCTGAACCGTCGGCTTTTTCGCTCGGTTTACGGGAGATCGACACGACGACGTCGGCAACCATCGCCTTACCGTACGCCTCGCTCATATTCTCGAGACCGACGACCTCGGCGCCGGAAGCCTCACGGTTCGCCTGTGAGGCGGTCCAGATCGGAAGGTTGAGCTCCATCGCCAGGTTACGAAGCTCCTCGTACACAAGCTTCAGCTCATGTCGAAGTGAGTCGAAAGTTCTGGATGACCTCATGATGTCAGCGTAGTCGATGACGATAAGGCTCGGAACGAAGCCCTTCAGGCTCAGCTTCTCGATGTGATTCCTGATCATCTGAACGGTTGCTGTGCCCGTTGGGTATTCCTTGATGATGAGGCGACCAAGGTCCATCGTCTTGTACGTGTTGAGGACGTCATCCTTCATGTCCGGGACCTCATTCGAGGGAATCCCGCAGAGGTTCGAGTCATAGCGGAGACCGACCGCAGTCTCGGTGAGTTCGAATGTGTAGTGAACGACGTTCTTACCCATCTTGAGAGCGTGAGCACCCATCGCTGTGAGCCAGTGCGACTTTCCGACGCCCGTCGGAGCCACAACGACCCCGAGCTCACCACGACCGAGGCCACCACGGAAGATCTCCTTGCTGTCGAGGACATCGAGACCTGTCGGGCATGGGTTACGGTTGATCTTCACGAAACGAGCCTCGGCATCCTCGAAGAAATCGTGACCCGTGGTGTTGGCCATGCCAACGGAGACAGCTTTCTTCATGAGATCGACAACAGATTCGAACTTATCGGTTGCCACCATCTCGACCGCCTTCTCGAGTGCCTCTCGGAAAGCCTGCCGCTTGCAGAAGTCGAGGGACTTCTCCTTCGTGTAGCCAAGGTCACCAGGATCGGGATTCGCCCGCATACGATGCAGGAAGTCGATGATCTGATCCTTGAGGATCGCGTCAGGACCCTGCTGCAGATCCTCCTTGATGATCGACACCAGGAGCTGCATCGTTGGGAAGCACTTGTACTTCTCGTAGTGTTTGAAGTAGCGATCGGTTAGGAACGCAAGGTACTTCAAGTCGAAGTAGTCGGGGCGCATGACCTCGACCATCTGGGCGGACCAGGTGTGGTCTGTCAGTAACCCTTGGAAAATCTTCTCTTGAAACGACTTGCCATACTGGCGAAACAGAGCCTCGCCTGCGTTAAGTTCAGTTGAAGTCATGAGCTCTCTTAAGTATGAAGGAGGTGACTGGTCAGTTGGAAGAAAACTCGGTCGCGATCGAAATTGTTGATACCGGACTTGACCAGCAACCTGAGATACTCCATTTTATTGGCGACGGGGCTGAATGATTCGAGTCCGGAGTCGATTTTTCCCACCTGCGTGCCTGACAGGCTGCTCACATCGAGGTTCATCAGCTGCCAGTTGAGCCGCGCTTCGTCAGCGCCCTCGACTATGCTTCTGAATAACTGCGGACCCTTTGGGGAGGCTCGGCCCGCTGCCATGCTGACAATATCATCCGGGCCTAGCAAAGCCTCTCCAGCGACCTCCGGGAAGCGCTTAGCCATGGTCTTCCAGCCGGCGCCGTCGATCCCAGGAATACCGTCAGCCCCGTCGCCGACGAAGCATCGTGTCGCGACGAAATTTCGAGCCGTGCACCCAAAACGTGCCAGAACGTCGGGCTCATTCACGAAAGACTTCGAGGTTGGGCTCCAGATCCTGACCCGATCGTCGAGAAGCTGGTAGTAGTCCTTGTCGGAGGACATGATGACGCATGGGTCATCCTTCAGACGGTATCTCGCCACGTAAGCGATGACATCGTCAGCCTCGCAGTCAGTGACGTAGCTCTGCTGGACGGGTAGGAGCTTCAGAAGCTGCACGAGGGTCGCAACCTGCCAGTTCCTGTTGCCGACAGTGTCGGGTATATCACCCTCGTAGTACCTGTTGAGCTTCTGGGGCTTCCTCTTCGTCTTGTACTCAGCAAAGAGAGCCCGTCGTCTGGGTGAACCGCCACCCTCCCAGACCACAATGACACGTCTTGGGCTCAGAAACTCGCATTTCTGGCCTAGCTCGTTCAGAAAACCCACGATACCGCCGACAGCCTGCCCATTCGCGCCCAACGTGGGATTTGCGCAGAAATGGCGCGTAAAACAATTGAGCTAAAGACCGTCAATTAGGAGTGTTGGTCTCCCACTGACGGTCTTCTCCTTTAAAGTTAGAGATTGCATTTTCTATCGTTCCTTGAAAGTTTTCGGTTAGGTTCTTCTGCCAGATACAACAAAAACTATAACCTGATTGGATCGCGAGTTCAGCTTTCATTCTGTCTCTCGACCAAATCTCTGCAGCACGAACGTCTCGACGCTCATCGTAATGATTCTCAGAATACAGCTCAGGATTGAAGTGCCAGTAATCTCCGTTAATCTCTATCATCAGATTTAATTCTTCAACGAAGATGTCATACACTCGATTCTTAATTCGATGTGAATGCTTACAAGTGAATCTTTCACTCAAGTAATCAAATACGTCTTTTTCGATTTGGCTTCTCCACAGCCCGTTTCCGCGGTCAAACGCGCCGTCCTCCCACATCCTGCGAGTTCTTTCAGAAATTTTTTCGCGAACTACCTCACTGTGGTTTCGCCCTTTCATCCAGCAAGTTCCACCGTTCTTAAAGAATCGAAGCTTGGCTTGCTTCATTTTCTGCTTTGTTTCTTCTGACATCTTGAATCTTCTACCTGTCATTTTTTGAGAGAATTTTTCGTAGATGCCGTTTCTTATCTTAGTTTCTTTAGCTTTCGCAGCGCCCGCAATCAACGATTCCTTAGTTCGCAGCGGCCCAACTTCTTCGATCCTCTTCTTTAGAGACTCAGATATCTTCTTCTTAGTCTCTTGTGTATGACGAACCCCAACATGACTCGCTGCAATTTTTTTCTTTCGTTCCTCGGACATGGGGCCATGCTTTCGCCCTTTATTGACTTTAACGCTAGCGATGTTTCTTCTATTCATCGCGGTTTTCCACGCTACCTCAGAGTATTTTTCCTCTCCGAGCTCGCGCTTCAACATTTTGATAGTTTTATTTCTCCCGAATCCCCATAAAGCTCTGACTTCATCAATCGTTGAGCCATTCAAAAACGCCGCTACACCAACTTCAACGCTTTCAGACAAGCTAGCCTCCATGAACACGATTAAATATTCACGGAGGTTAGCGCTGAATTAACTTATTTCAACTTTCCGGATCGAGATCGACGCCGACCATCTGATCGCGGAGAGCTCGCATCTCCTCGTACGATTCAGGGTCGATGTCAAGGTCAGCTGTGTTCACTGACGTTCGGATGAGCGCCTTCTCGAGAAGCCCATCGATCCACGGTTTGTACTGCGGATCCTTCCACAGATCGCCGAAGTCAGCCTTGTAGAACTTCTTCTCGAGAATGTTCTCATTCTTCTCGTTCGTGACCTTGATCGTCTTCCAGGCGGAAGTACCTTCAACAGAGACCTGATGATCATTCACCATGTCAGGGCCATGTTCACGGAGCACATCGAAGACCTCCTCGTGCTCCTCGATACCCTTTCCGAAGATGATACGGAACTCGACCTTACGGAAGGGCGGTGCGACCTTGTTCTTGATCGTCTTCGCCCACACGTTGATGCCGATCGCCTCACCCTGCTTGTTCTCGATATGGGAACCAGCGCCGAGCTTGAGACGGACCGACGCGTGGAACGGGATCGCCATGCCACCGGGGGTCGTCGTCGGGTCACCGTGCATGACGCCGATCTTCGTGCGGATCTGGTTGAGGATGACGAAGAGGACGTTCTGGTCGCCGATGACGCCGGTGATCTTGCGCATGCCCTTCGAGATCGCGCGGGCCTGGAGACCGATCGTGTCCTTGTCGTAGGCACCCTCAAGCTCAGCCTTCGGTGAGCTTGCTGCGACCGAGTCCCAGATGATGGTGATCGGGACG